TAGAAGGCGATATTTTTCAGGAAAAGTATTGACACTTACCCTGCGTAAGAATGTATGGTATTATCATAAACGGAGGGTATTTGCTATGAAGATGAAAGAGGTTACGGAACAGACGGGGCTTACCGAGCGCACCGTGCGCTATTATATGGAAAAGGGGCTGATAGCGCCGCACGGCCAATGGCGAAACGGAAGGGAATATACCGAATTTGACGAAACGGACATAGCAAGGCTTAAAGCCGTTGCAACGCTTAGAGAGCTTGGCTTCAGCGTGGAGGCCATACGCTCCATGCAGGCGGAGCCGGGGCTTATTCCGCAGATAGTTGCCGAAAGGCGGCAGGCCGCCGAAAGCGAAAGCAAAATAGCAAATGAAACGGAGCGCATACTAAGCGGCATAAATGCCGACGATGCGGACAGCATAGAGGAACTGGTCAACAGCGTGGTGCTGGTGGACAAAGACGGTGACGCCGGGCGGGTGCTGGGCAGGGCGTCCAATGCTGCCAGCATTGCCAAGTATGGACTTTTGCAGCAGGTGGAGAGCCTGAGCGGGGATGAGAACACCGCTCAGGCGCGGCAGCGGGTGAAGAACCTTTTGCAGCAGCAGGACAAAATTACGAAGGAGCGGACGGTGGAGGATCTGTGGGGGGACGACGCGGCAGTCAGCGGGGCGCTGGTGCAATTTGTGCCAAACCGCTATGACGTGTCCGGCCCCATGCGCATCACCGGCGTGACCCACCGGTACGGCGCGGAGCACCTGATGAGCGTGACCGTGCGGACCGATAAGCAGCCACGGGCGGCGGGAAGCGCCGACACCGTGACCGTATAGGAGGATCTATGAGCTGGGATTATGAGCTTGCGAAAGAAATTAGGCGGAGCGGGCGTGTACCCCCCTCCCCTGCCCTTCTGCGTGGGACGGTGGTCAAACTCTCCCCCTTGACCGTCTCCCTGTGCGACGGGGAGGTGATGGCCCCGCCCATGGAGCTCAACTGTGTGGTGGCGGCCCAGGGCTTTTACCGGGACAAGGACAACGGCCACCTGTACCTGGAGAAGTGGAAGACCGGCGACAAGGTGGTCTGCGGCCTGATTGACAAGACCGTGGTGATTCTGGGACGGCTGGGCGGCACCGCCTGGGCCATCCCCACGAGGTGATACTATGGCAACTATGTTTCCGGACATCCCGACCAATGTGCCCGCCCAGACAGCGGACAGCATCGGCCGGGTCCCGGCATTTGACAGCACGACCGAGCGCTTTCTCCTGCGGGACGGCGCCCTGGTGGAGCGGACAGGCCGGGCGGCTGTGCAGCAGTGGTTTGACCTGATGCTCCGGCAGCAGATCGACCGGGTGCCCATTTATACGACGGACAACGAGGTCAAGCTGGGCGTTGACCGGGGGCTGCTGGGCCAGCATCTCCCCAACGGGCTGGCCACGGCGGAGATCGAGCGCAACGTGAGAGAGACGGCGTCCTACTGCCCGGCGGTGCGGACCATCCGGGATCTGACGGTGAGCCGCCGGGGGCGGGCCTGCCATGTAGAATTTACTGCCGTCCTGCATAACGGCGAGACTGTGGAGGTGACGACCGATGTCTGATATTTTGGAAACTATGCTGGCGGCGGTGCCGGACAGCTATCAAAAGACGGTGGGGTTTCCCATCTATGATATTTTGGCGGCGGCCGCCATCCGGATGGGCGGAACGGAGGAACTGCTGGCCCACATCGAGGCGATGCTGGACCCGGACAACCTGACCGGGGACGACCTGGACGCCTACATCTATCCCCGCACGGGCCAGGTGCGCAACGCCGCAACGAAGGCGGTGGGCGTGCTGACCGTGACCGGCACCGGTACCATCACAGCCGGGGATCTCTTTGAGAGCGAGGGCGGCATCCAGTTTGAGGCGACAGAGACCGTGGACATTACGGACAGCGGCACGGTGGCAATCCGATGCACGACCGCCGGGACTCTGGGCAATCTCCCCGCCGGAAGCGTGACCATGATGCCGGTGCAGCTGGCGGGGATCGTCAGTGTGTCCAATTCGGACACCACCCATGACGGGTACGACGCGGAGACGGACGCGGCCTATTACGCCCGTTTTCTGGAACGCATTCAGACGCCGCCCACCAGCGGCAACGTGTACCACTACCGCAGCTGGGCGCTGGAGGTGTCCGGCGTGGGTGCTGTACAGGTCTACCCCCTGGGCCACGGAGCCAATACTGTGGACGTGGTGATCGTGGACACCTCCGGCAAGCCTGCCAGCTCCACGCTGGTCAAGGCGGTGCAGGATCACATCGATCCGGACAGTCAGGGACTGGGCATGGGCGAGGCCCCCATCGGGGCATACTGCTACGTCAGCGCCGCCACGGGCTTCTACCTGCCCATCAGCCTACAGGTGACCGCCCTGCCCGGTTCTGTCCAGACGGAGGTGACGCAGGCGGTGAAGGACGCAGTGACAGCCTATTTGACCAGCATCGCCTTCCGGCAGGATTATGTGAGCTATGCGCAGATCGCGGCGGCGATCCTGTCGGCGCCCGGCGTGGAGGATTTCGCCAACCTGACCGTCAACGGCGGCACGGCCAATATTGCCATTGCCGACCGCAAGGTGGCAGTACTTGGGGAGGTGACGGTCACCTATGCTGGATAATCTTCCTCGGCAGTACCGTGGAGACCCCACGGTCAAGGCCCTCTCTGGGGCCATTGAGGGCGTTCTGGCGGCGCTGGAGACTGAGGCAGCATCCGTACCCCCGCAGATCTCTCTGGACGCTGTAACGTGGAATCTGGAGACGGAGGAGCGCCTTGTGGGCATCACCCCAGCGCCGGGGGCCACGCCGGAGGAACGGAGAACCGCCCTCAAGTCCAAGTGGCGCTCCGGCGGAAAGCTGACCATTGAGCAGGTACAGGCGGTGTGTGACGCGTGGAAAAACGGCGAGGTGGTGGTCAGCTTCACCGGCGGCAAGATCCGGCTTCAGTTCATGGGCGCCTACGGTGTCCCGGCGGATCTGGATGCGCTCAAGGCAGCCGTCCGCCTCGTCATTCCCGCACATCTGGCGGCGGAGTATGCTATCAAGTACCTGCTGATCCGGGACATCCATGAGGTCATGACCATCAGCACGCTGGAGACCCAGCCGCTGGGCATTTTCGCGTTTTAGGAGGTAGTCTATGAGTACGACAACTGACAAACTGGCGCTGTTTAAGTATGACCCAAGCACCGACGGCGCCCAGACCTTTAATATCCAAAAGGCCTTGAATGATAACTGGGATAAGCTCGACGACGCGGTAAAAGAGATCCTTATAACTTTGGCTAACAAGGCTCCCGGCGGGTACGGGCTGGGAAACATAAGTGGACGGACTGCTAATAGTTTTTCTGAAATTACCGGCTATGGCTTTTATCGGATTCCTTCCGAAAGCGGGTTCGCCCCAGATGCATCGTCGAACTGGGGGGCCGTCTATATTGGGGCAAATCTATCGTATGGCACCCTGCTGTATGCACGGAATAACGCATTGATGGCCGTAAGATCGGTTTCTGAAGGGAAAGTCGGCCCAATCGAATGGGTCAACCCGCCAATGGCCGTTGGTGTCGAGTACCGCACGACAGAGAGGTTTCAAGGAAAGCCCGTTTATGTGAAAACGATAAACATGGGAAATCTTCCGGGCAACTCCGTAAAACAGGTCAATTTCCAGAACAGGAACGTTGTCGATAAAATCGTGTCCGTAACCGGGCAGTGTACATCTGATAGCGGCGTGGGCATATCCATGCCTTACCATACGGGGTCTGGACCGAATTTGGAAACCGTAATCTATATTGGTGCAGCAACGATAGGAACAGCGCAAATCGTAACATTTCTTAAAGATTTTTCCGGATATAAAGATGCCTGTATTACGGTGAAATACACCAAGTTGGCAGATTAAAGGGGCGTCTCTATGGAAAACACCTGCATCTGTTGTGGTGCTATCATCCCGGAGGGCTTACAGGTCTGCCCAATCTGTCAGAGGCAGTGGCCCACTTTTTGAAAAGCCAGATAGAAATTCCAACCGGCTTTTTTAGAACTCAGGCCACTGTCTCTCGCACAAAGGACAAACCCACCTCCCCTCCGGCACAATGGCTCCGCATATCACGCAATAGTCCATATCAGTCGGTGGTCTTGAAGTATTTAGCCACAATCGTCGCAGTTGCGCTCGATCTATCTGCACCGGTTTTGACATAGGCTGTATTCCCGAGGCCTGTTAATGTTACCTGCAAGGCTTCCGACACCCCCGAAACCCCTGGCAATGTCATTTCATTTGAGGCATATCCGTGAATCTCAATAATTTTACAGGTGCCGTCTGTTCCAGGCATCGCCACCGCTTTATCCGATGCATTTGGCAGTGCGCCGAACGAAAACGCCATGGTATACACCGGTTTTCTCATATACCGTTCCGTAGTGCGGTATTCCGTGTTTAGATCCATGGGTGCGATTTCCCATTCCCACGGCCCCCATGTGCTGTTTCGCTTTTCGCGCTTGGTTACGCTTCCATAAAAGGGCATACTGTCTTGAGAGATTCCCCACTGGACTGCGGACTCGTTATCATAGTTGAACGAGACGATGCCCCAATAGTTATTGCTTGGGACGTTTTTTCTTGCCATGAAGAACCCAGTTGCGCTAATTTGGTCGGCATCCATATCAGGCGCTTTGTTCCACAGCTCCCCCAGCCCGTACCCGCCGGGAGCCTTGTTAGCCGAAGTTATATCACGCACACAGCCTGTTATAGCTG